GGTTTGCATTTCGGTCACTTTTGCAGCTAGCTCCACCACCTTGGCATCAACCGTAGATTTCTCACCGGTAAGGGTTTCGATGGTTGTTTTTTGAGCACTGGCGAGCGTGACGAGCTCTTGGATTTTCTCCTGAACTTCCTCAGGTTTTGCCTCAGCAGTCAGCCCGATCAGGGGTAGCACTACATCGGCTGATAGTTGAATCAGCTTCATATCTGTATTTTTTGGTTTTGATTGCGGGATTACGGTGGCGAGATACTCGTCACTCAGTTCGATCAGTTGATCATTTTCATCGTAGAGCTTTACTGCAAGTGCATCAGGATTGCTCCCGATATCTGCAAGGCTTGCCTCTACCAGTCTTGATTTTTCTAGCCACACATCACCATTAGCATCCATTTCCCATAAGACAGGGAGTAAGCCAGGCGAGGACATACGGAGCGTGCCGTTTTCGACCTTCTCATAGATTTGCATTGCAAATTGATCGCTTGGGTCGAAGCAGGGACGCCCGTATATCTTACCATCTTTTAGCTCTACATCCTCAAAGTTTCCCAGAGGAAGCGTTTTGTAGTCATTCTCTTTACTAGGCCGCTGGTGCATCCAGAGAAGCAGGGGATTGCTCGGAAAGTCTGAAAAATCAATTCCGGAAGTTCGGACGCGAAAGCCCTTGTTATTGGCGGTCTCCGTAGAAAGGGTGAATACTTTAGAGCTTCTTTTTAGCATGTGTGAATCGGCAGGACTATCTGATTGTGATCACAAATAAAGAGGCTCTTTTCGGGATCTGAAAATCGGTTTTCGCTAAGCTCACAGCGATTGCAACGCTAAGCTTGCAGTAACTGCCAGCTTAAAAAAGTTCAATTTTCAGGGCTACACATTAAGAGGCACTTTTGAGGCTATGGCAACAAAAGCACTTACCATTGCTCAAAAAAAAGACTGGGCAAAAACGCTGATCACCAAGGAGCGACTGAATCAAAAAGAGGCCGCCGCTAAGGTTGGGGTTTCTCCTCAAACCATGTCAAAGTGGTACAAAGAAGAAAACTGGGAGAAACTGCAACGCAATTTCCTGCTCACCCGAAGCGAGCAAATGGCCAAAATGCTGGATGAACTGACCGAGATCAACGAACACATTCAGACCTTTCCGGAAGGAAAGCGATTTGCAGACTCAAAGCTTGGTGACGTGCGAAGAAAACTGGTGAAGGACATCAAGGAGCTGGAAACCAAAGCTGCTCTGCCTGAAGTGATTCATTCCTGCATCCAGTTGCTTGAATTTGTGCGAAAAATTGACCTGGCCAAAGCGCAGGAGTTGATCGGCCTCATTGACGCATTTATCAAGTCCCGACTATGAGTATCATGACTGACAGGCAGTCAGCCGCCTACTGGGATAAGTATCGGCTAGACCTACAGCGGTCAACTGTGGTGGATAGCTCCGAGAGTCCGGAGGACAAGGTCAGGCGAATCATTAAGCTGGAGTCTGATGACGAGGCGTGGTTCAAGTACTATTTCCCAAACTATTACTCGTCGGAGCCAGCGGCATTCCACAAGGCAAGTACCAGGAGAATAATGAATAATCCAGAGTGGTACGAAGTCCGGGCATGGAGTCGGGAGCTGGCGAAGTCAGCCCGTACCATGATGGAGATCATCAAGCTGGCCATGACCCGCAAGAAGCGGTCAGTCCTCTTAATCTCTGCTAGTAACACCGCTGCCGAAAACCTTTTAAAACCCTTTAAAATCAACTTTGAGACGAATAACCGACTGATTAATGACTACGGTGAGCAGCAAAACCACGGCTTTTGGGAAGATGGCAAATTCGTCACCAAAGTAGGATGCTCCTTTGTAGCCATCGGAGCCGGTCAGTCTCCAAGAGGTTTCAGAAATGAAGAGGTCAGACCTGACACGGTATTGATGGATGACTTTGACACCGATCAGGATTGCCGAAATCCCGACATTGTCGACCAGAAGTGGGAATGGTTTGAACAGGCCGTATATGCGACTCGATCGATATCCAAGCCGATGCTTGTGATCTTTAACGGTAACATAATTGCCGATTACTGTTGTATCAAGTTTGCCATGAAGATGGCCGACAAGGCTACTATTGTAAACATCCGTGACAAGGATGGCAAATCTACCTGGCCTCAGAAAAACACGGAGGCGATGATCGACCGAGTACTTTCAAAGATCTCCTGGGGTTCGTCTCAAAAGGAGTACTTCAACACTCCAATCGTCAAAGGCAAGGTATTTAAAAACTTGAAATACGGGAAAATGCGCCCGCTCAAGGAGTATAAATTCCTGATCACCTATACAGATCCTTCCTACAAGAAAAAAGGAGATTACAAGGCTACCATTTTGATCGGCAGATGGAAAAATGAATACCACGTCCTTCGCATCTTTTGCGACCAGGTCACTACCGCCGAAATGCTCGACTGGAATTACGATATCATGAAGTGGGTCAACGGAGCTGTGCCAATATATTTCTACATCGAGTGGCCTTGGATAGATGAGACGCTGCGTCAGGAAATAGCCGCAGCCAATATTCGACATGGAGTATCGATCCATCCGAAGGCAGATGAACGAGACAAGCCCGACAAGTACCATCGAATCGAGACCTCGCTAGAACCCATCAACCGAAACGGTGAATTGATATTCAATGAGGATGAAAAGGAAACTCACCACATGGTCAATATGGAAGGCCAATTTCTAGCCCTCAGCCCTACAAGCCGGGCAAATGATGACGGCCCTGATGCAGTCGAAGGAGGAAAATGGGTATTGGATTCGAAAACACTTGCCGATACCTCCAAGGTGGAAACCCGGCCATTTAACAAAATCAACCAAAAACGCTGGTAAGTATGAATGACGCCGAAAAAACCAAAGAGGCTATATCACAAATCCAGAACATCGGTTATTGGCTTAATATAACTATTCAATCACCCCCAAAAAGCAACTTAAATGCTAATACGAAACGATTTCGAAACCCATCTTTATCCTGAGCTCATAGCTGCTATCGAGCGGGATGACACTTCCAAATTGGAGACAGCCATCAAAGCCTCCGAACTTCTCGCAAAAGGATTCATGTCCCGATTTGACAAGGCCGCACTCTTCGGAGCTGTGGATGAAGAGCGTGATGAGTTCTTATTGATGATCCTGAAGGATCTGACCGTCTGGAATTTCATTGTGATTGCCAATCCTAACATTAATACGGAATTCCACAAAGAGCGGTACGACGATGCCATCAAGCTATTGGAGAAAATCCAGTCTGGCAAGATGGTACCGGATGGATGGCCTTCCGCAGAGACACCAAGCGGATCTGACACCTTCTTTCACACCGCCTCCAATCCGAGAAGAGGCACCTCTTATTAATATAACTTCCCTTTTTCCCCCTTCAGGGGGCTAGGGGGTAAATCCTTTTAAAATGGCCATCAAAAAAACACTTATGCGAGCCCAGCAGGCTTCTAAGAATCCTGCCGATGCCACTCCATCCATTGTGATGACCAAGATCGATGTCCGCCCCTGGAATAGAAGGGAACAGGATATTCCATCTTGGCGAATTGCCCACAAATCAGCCGAAGCCATCATTCCCCGAAGGCTGTCACTCTACGACCTCTATGCTGATGTCGAGCTCGATGGACATGTCGAGGCCGTCACTGCCAAGCGTCGGGATGCCGTCACCACAGCCAATTGGCAATTCGTAGACAAAGAAGGCAAGCCCATCGATCAGATCAATGAGCTTATCGATAGCATCGGATTTGAGGAGCTATTGGAAGAGATACTGAACTCAAAGTTTTGGGGATATTCTATCCTGGAGCCTACCTTCTGGAAGTCGCACGACGGTACCGCAGAGATGGCCGCCAATCTACTCCCACGTCTCAACTATCGCCCGGAGCTGGGGATCATTGCCGATGACTACATCAGTGATGACGGCATCAATATCCGTGAGGGTTTCTATGCCAAAACAGTTATGGAAGTGGGCAAAGTGAAAGATCTGGGTCTTCACCTGAAGTCTGCTCCCTATGCCATACTTAAGCGGGGCAACTTGGGCGACTGGTCACTCTTTGTACAGGTGTTTGGAAATCCTATAGTGGATGCCACTTGGGATGGATTTGACGAGACGCAGCGGCTCAAGTTGCTGGAAGCCGTACAGGCTCTTGGATCAGGTGGAGCACTGGTACGGCCTGCCGGTACCGAAGTGAAGCTACTTGCCAGCACAGCAAATGCAAACGGGGATCTTCAGGATAAATTGATGGCTTTCCTGAATAAGGAAATCAGCAAGGTATATCTTGGATCCACGGAGACTACAGAATCATCCAAGTCTTCCGGCTACGCTCAGAGCGAGACCCACGCTGATCAGGATGAGCGAAAGAATGAATCGGACCTGAACTTTGTCCGTAGAATTCTCAACAGCCGATTCACCAAGATTCTTAATTCGGCTGGATTTGATCTTTCAGGAGGTCATTTTGTGATTGAAGGCGAGTCCAACGAGCTCACAACGAAGGAAAGTTTTGAAATCCACAAAGGATTGAAGGACGCCTTCAACCTGCCGATGGATGATGACTTCCTATACGAGACCTACGGGGTGCCCAAGCCTGCCAACTATGACAAGTTGAAAAGCGAGCAGGAAGACCCGCCTGCCCCCCTGAAGGGGGTCAAAACTCCCCCTAAAGGGGGGCAGGGGGGCAAAACTCCCCCTTCAGGGGGTCGGGGGGCAAAAGAAGACCTCACTTTCAAAGAGCAATTCCTTAACCTCTTTTCTGGTTTTTTTCCCTCAGCCCCGATTCCAGTCGGGGCGACATCGCTCCCCCTCAAGGGGGAGACGGAGGGGGTAACCTGTTGCTCAGAAACCCATTTGATCCAACTGAAGGCGAAGACTGAGCCTAATTACTCAGCACTTTGGAAGTCGATTAAGAAAGCTAAGGGCGAGGGATTTCTATATCCTGCCCTCGTTTGGAAAAACATAGAGATCCTGACTGATGGATTTACCAGAGGATGGAAGGGCGAAGAGCGCATGGTGAACCTTGCGGATTTTGGTATCGAGTATGGAGCTCTTGATCCGAAGATGCAGACAGCTTGGGAGATGAACCTATTCCGATTCTCCACCGTCAAGGCCGCTTATCAGTCTCAGGAAGTGAATGAGATCTTTCGGAAGTCTAAGAGCTTCGCAGAATTCGAACGCTTAGTAAATCAGCTCTATGAGGTAAAAGATCGAAATCACCTGATAACCGAGTACAACACGGCCTATCAGACCGGTGAAGCTGCTTCAACCTATTACCGTCTCATGGGCAAGATCAATACCTTCCCCTATTGGCAATACAAAACAATCGGTGATGATCGGGTTAGGGATAGCCACCGGGCATTGCATGACGTGATCCTACCTGCCAATCATCCGCTCTGGGCAAAAGTCTACCCGCCAAACGGCTGGGGCTGTAGATGCTATGTGGTACCACGACTTGCAAATGAAGTAGACAAAGCCAAAGTCGAGCAGGACATCGCATTTGTGACCGATTACATCGCTACAAACGAAGAGTGGGTGAAAGCTCGAAAAGATGGATTTGCCGTCAATCGGGCGATGACTAAGGAGGTATTCGTAGACAAGCAGCAATACAGTGCCGCGCCGGACAAAGTACTTCAGAAAGCTTCCAAAATGACAGCTACCGAGTGGAATCTGCGCAAAGCTGCGGAGATTCAGGCAGGCAAAGAAAAAGACTACACAGAGTCCGATCCGAAGGTCATTGATGAGATTTGGGCAAAGTACCAGGCTAATGATGTAGAGGCAATTTTACCCGACTATGCCGCCCGACCGATCAGCCTATCCAAGGCCATTTTGGCAGGGGCTAATTCTGCCTCATCGGTGGATTACAAGCTACTTGGCGCACTGGAAGAACTCTTGAAAAGCCCGGATGAAGTATGGGCAGCAAGTGAAGTAATGAATCAACTTGTCTATATGAAGTATTATAAAAACGAGATCCTGAAAGCTACCACCAAGATCACTGACAAAGGTGAGCTGCAACTCATCAAGTGGGAAAGTGTGCAGGCTAATGCTGAAGCATCCAGAAGGGGGCTGGTCATCCGCAAATGAGCAATGACCTGAATAAGATCAATCTGTGGTTTGACAAATTCGACCAGGCATTCTCAGCCTTCCCGGATATTATTGCGGAGACAGCGGTGGAGCACTTCAAGGAGGGATTTATATCCAAGAGCTGGGAGGGTGTGCCTTGGGCCCCTTACAAAAATAAAAAACGTGAACCTAAGAAGGGTTCTCTCATGATGCGGACAAACAACCTATTCAGCTCGATTCGACCATCTGAGGTGAACCCCTCACTTGTTACGATCTCGGCAGGATCTCCGAAGGTTCCATACGCTCGGATTCACAACGAAGGCGGGGTGATCAATAAGGCTGCACGGTCGGAAACCTTTGTAAGAAACCGCTACACCAAGGGCAAAAAAGCAAAAGCATTTGGAGGAATGGGACTGTACAAGGGAGGCACCAAGGCAGGGAAGGGTTTGACTTTCAAAGCCCACAGCATCACGATGCCACAGCGTCAATTTATGGGCGTATCTGCCTCCCTGAATCTGAGGATCATGAACCGCCTGAAGGCAGCATTTAACAAGGAGTAACACTTCGACTTCGCTCAATGTGACAATTCCTTCGACTTCGCTCAGGATGACAACGGTGTCAGGCTGAGCGAAGTCGAAGCCCACTTAAACAACTTATTATGAAATTCATCTACGAGGCCATCCTTGCGAGAATCGCCGATCAGCTCCCAGAGATTAAGTATGTGGACCTGGACAAAGGCCAATTCGAACAGGAACGCCCATCGGTAAGCTTTCCCGCTTGCCTGATCAGCCTACAGGTATCCAACACGCAGGAAAACAACCGAACGAACCTGCACAAGCAACTGATGGTGAGTTTTCGGATAGGCTGGGACTTTTCGGGCAATACATCCAGCATCACGCCAGAAGCTGCGCGACTGGATAGCCTGGCATACTTCGACCTGATCGAAAAATTAGAAACGGCATTCCAAGGCTGGGACGATGGCACCCGCCGATTTAATTATTTCAGTCAGATGGCACTCCGGGAAGAGCGAAGGCCAGACATCAAGGTCATCAGCATACCGTGGAAAACATCCTACCACGATCAGAAATAGCAAAAGTTGCATTTAGAAACCCTCCAAGGGTTCTAAACCCTTGGAGGGTTGGAATCACCGTAAATGGTGATAAATAAAAATATCACCGTTAATAGTGATAAAAAAAAGCCTCCCGAATCTCGGCAGGCTTTTACATTACACATAAACACACTTATCTAAATTTTCCAGGCATAATAAGGATACAACCTTCTCAACTCACCAGCCTGCATATTTGCTGACACCAGGGACTTGAGCAGATCCGTACGACGGCTCAACCGCTGAATGATAATATTGTGACTTAGGAAAAACTCTGCACTCAGACCCACTAAACAGTCATCGTATCGCAACCGGCACAAGTGCGCATGATAGTTGTATCGATAGGCAAGTGCATCGTCACGCTCTTCGAGAAAGGTATTTCGCCGGGACTTCTTACCGAGCTCGGCTATGGAGCTGGGAATAATGTCGTTGTATAGCGAATTCTTTCCTCTCATTGCCTCAAAAATACGGTCTTAGTACATGCACCGCCTGAAAAGTTATTGCGCACAAAAAAGCCCCGACTGTGAGGTCGGGGCTGCTAGTGTGGTTTACGGTTGTCTTTAGTGAGAGGGTAAAGATACTCTACTTTTTCTGATAGGTAACAAAACCACCGGTTGAAAGCCTAAGCGTAGATACCAACAGAGACCCACTTCTTTCTAGTGTAAATGTCTTTCCATCAATATTAACGGTGACTGTTGTTCCTGAAAAGGTGTAAGTGCCCACATCATTGCTCCTGACAGTCCCATTTCTGAGTTTTGTATGCTGAACATCTGAAGCGGAAGTAAATTCATACCTCTGGACATTGTTGCCCCCAAATAGCAATTGGGCTATCTCATCAGGAGCCTCCCAAGTCGTATTTGAATAATCGTTTGCAGGCTTCTGATCCTCAGGATCTGAAGAG